GACAAATGCCAAGATTAAGTTTATATAAACCGTTTAAAGGTAACGACTATACGTTCATGGATAGAGCTATCCGTGAACAATTTGACATAGGAGGAACCGGTATACATGTACATAAGTACTTAGGCCCAAATCCACAAAAAAATTCAGATGACCCTAGTGAACCTAACTACGGTAGTGGTTTAGAAATAGATAATATAACTGGTGAAGAAATTAACCCAGAAGGTTTAATAGACGAAACGAATATACAAGATCTATTGTTTATGGAAAATAGAGATCGTAAATACGATCCAGATATTTTTGATTTACGTGGTGTATACAATGTAAGTGATAATGACTTTGATTTAACACAATTTGGTTTGTTTTTAACAAACGATACATTGTTTATTAGTTTTCATATTAACGATATGGTAGAACGTTTAGGACGAAGACTTATGCCCGGTGATGTAATAGAATTACCTCATTTGCGTGACGAGCTATTGCTTACTGCTGAAAGAGATGCTATTAATAAATTTTATGTAGTACAAGATGCGGCAAGGGGTAGTGAAGGATTTTCGCAAACGTGGTATCCACATATTTGGCGTGTTAAAGTAGCACCATTAACAGATACACAAGAATATCAAGATATACTTGGTACTGCTGATGATCCAAACAGCCTTAAAAATGACCTTAGTTCATATAAAACTGAACTTAATATTAGTAATGCAATTGTAAAAAGTGCAGAACAAGCAGACCCTCTTGGGTTACCATTAGTTGAGCATCTATTTGGGCAACCTGATACAAGTACAACATATGAACACGGAGAAGTTTTAGCACAAGGTGATCAGTTTCCTTCTCAACCAAATGAAGGTGAATATTTTGTAAGAAATGATTTTACTCCTAATAGGCTTTTTGTTAGACGAGGTAGCAAGTGGCACAGATTATACGATAATATCTCTGATCGAACTTGGAGTGATAGAACATATAACGCTAGTCAATTTATTAACAATGATGCTACTACAATCGTTGATAATAATGAGGTGCCAGAAAAACAGGCACTATCTAAAGTTATTAAACCAAAGAGTGATTTTTAATAATGGCACAACAATACTTTTACGATAAACAAATTAGAAGATACATACAACAGTTTATAAGACTGTTTAGTGGATTCAGTGTACAAATGGGTAAGAACGATAATGATCTTCCTATATATCAACAAGTACCTGTACGTTATGGTGACATTAATCGTATGGCGGCACACATAACAAGAGAAAACAGTGAGAACATTGTTAATACTGTTCCATTTATTAGTTGTTATGTAACATCATTAGATATGTTTGCTGAAAGACGTACATATCAAGATCATGTTGATAAGGTTCAAGTAAATGAAAAGAAATATGATGAAGTTACTGGAAAATATACTGAGGAATTAGGCAACCAATATACAGTTGAACGACACGCACCCGTTCCTTATATGTTAGTAATGAACTGTGACATTTGGACATCAAACACAGATCAAAAATTACAACTAATGGAACAAATACTAGTGTTGTTTAATCCAACATTAGATATTAGAACCAATGACAGCCCAGTTGATTGGACTTCTTTAAGTATGGTAGAATTAACTAATACATCATGGAGTACTAGAAGTGTAGGTTCAAGTGTTGATGATATCATTGACGTTGCAACTTTAACATTTAATATTCCTATATACATCAGCCCTCCAGCAAAATTAAAACAACAAAAGCTCATTCATACTATTATTAGTGAATTATATAACTTAGATGACCAAGACTTAGATAACTTTAAAGATAAAGAACCATTTAACACAGAAACATTAAAATATACTATTGTGACATATGAAAACAAAAAAGTTAATTATGAGAATGGAAATTTACAAATTTTAAATAAAAATGGATCACCATTAGATGACGATGGTTTAACACTAGAATGGGACAAAGTGTTACTACCATTTGGTGTATTAAGAAATGGAATAAGTCAATTAAGACTTAGAAAAAGCACTGATATTAATGATAATGATAATGACATAGTTGGTAGGTTAGACGCTCATCCTAGTGATCCTAGTCTTCTTACTGTTGATATAGATACTAGTACTTTACCCACAAATACACTAACAGCAATAGATGCTAATGTGGATCCTACTAAAAATTACCCAGGTGATGGAAGTGTGCCAAGTGCTGTTACAGGCCAACGTTATATTATTTTAAATAATACTCCTATAAATGCAGTATGGACAAACGTAGTTGCTAAAAAATATGATATTATAGAATATAACGGTTCTGCATGGATAGTTAGTTTTGATTCATCTACAATTTCTGAATCACATTACGTAACAAATGTTTCAAGCAGTGACCAACTTGAATGGAATGGCAAAGAATGGGTGAATAGTTATGAAGGAATATATAACGCAGGTTTTTGGCGAATATATCTCTAATTTTTAATATGATAATAGCAAGCGGTTGTATTTTTTTAAGCGTAGACACTGGCAGAGTAATGCTACAGCAAAGAAGTGGTGCTGTTAATCATCCTAGAACGTGGGGATTTTTTGGTGGGAAGAGTGAAGAAAATGAACGACCTATAGAGACATTATATAGAGAAATAGAAGAAGAAGTAGGATTAGTACCCGATATTAAAAAAGTTATACCCATAAACAAGTTCACAAGTCCTAATAAACGATTTATATATCATAGTTTTGTTGTTACAGTTCAAGATGAATTTATTCCTGTATTAAACAATGAAAGTGATGGATATTCTTGGGTTAAAATAGGTAATTGGCCTAGACCGTTACACCCTGGTGCAAAAATACAATTCAATTCAAAACAGTTTATTAAGAAACTTAAAACTGTTTACGAACAACAAGCAAAACAAAGACTATAACTTATTCAGTTATTCTCTTTTTCATACTAGCAACAAACTGCTCACGTAACCATTCAAAGTCATTAATTTTATTTAATTCATCTGTATTGTCTTTATGTTCAATTCCGTATGCTTTACCTTCTAATGCACCTTTAATACAGTAACGTCCAAAACGTCCACCATTATCAATTGTACACCATGCTTCTAGTCTTGCATCTGTTTCTTCTTGTTTTTGATTAGGGTTTACAGAACTTGCTAACTTTACACATTCACGGAATGCACTACGCCATGTTCTGTATGGGTCTTTATTAAATCTTGTGATATTTGATATATTAGCAACTGGTTGATAAAAAGATACACCTGTTGTATAATCTGGTAATTCATGCCCCATGTTAAGTAATTGCTCTTTTGGAAACAACTTAACACCACCATACCCATATTCTAAATCATTAATTGGGTTTCTAGCACTCCATACATATGTTGTATTTTTTCTACTACTCATTGGTGGAATAAAATCAAAACTAAAGTGTCCTGTTATATCTGCGTCTGCATCAACTATATAAACCATTTCTGTTTTTGCTAATTCACCTGCACGTTTATGTGCATTGCCAATACCTTCAACATTTTTTACGTGTTGAGCATCTTTAAATCTATTTCTTAGTTTTTGGAAATTTTCATCTGCTTCTGCTTCATGGAAACTAATCATGAATACATCAAATTCTGCTACATGATAACTTGATACAAGTTTGTTTTGTACTGTTCCATGTGATACACCATTAGTAGGAACTAATTGAATATCTCCCCAACTAACTGGTCTGTTTGTTCTTTTAACTACTCTAGGAAACGTATGAATTACAGTTTTAGCTATATTGTCACCTGGTCTATATTGCCATGGAAACTTTGGATTTACCTCAATATCATCAAATACTACCCAAATCATATCTGCTTTATCTTTATACACTGCCGCTGCTTCTAACAACGTATCTTCATCTGTTATTTTTATAGGTGTTTTAATAACTGGATATGAATTAAACATAAACCTTTTTAACCTATCCCAAGGTGTTACAACATTTTGTCCTTGGTATTCTCTTTGTATGTTGTGTAAATTAATCATTACAATCGCCCTTAACTGTATATGCACGTGTTCCTATATGTGCTATTCTGTCACTTAAATCGTGACTAATATGTACTTCGTGTCCATTTTCGTGTGCTAGATTACAAAAGTAAACATCTTCTCCTACTAAACTAGTATAGTCTTGATTATACTCAATCTTGTAATGAGGTCTAGAAATATTTTCGTATACTTCTCTTCTAACTAACATCATTCCACTTCCTACTGCCCAAACTTTTTCATTTCCTTTTCCTGTAAAAACTCTACTATCTAAATCATTTTTACTTTTAAATGCAACCGGTCTATGTGGCGGAACTCTTGTTGAATAATTTCCTG